GACAGTAATATGGGTTTTGCAGAGCTATTATCCAAACATTTGGCCTAGTTATGCAACAATCGCCAAAGATGCAAAAATGTCCAGATCAAGTGTTATCAGGACTGTCAATGAATTAGTAGAACTTGGATTACTGCAAAAGCAATATAGGATTGATGAGTTTAACCAAAAGACCAACTGCTATAGAGTCAGTATCTGGCAGCAATGTAAGGCACTACCTGTCCCAGACCCAGCTATTAATGGGCGGTATCTCACAGGAACTGGGGGTGGTGTCACACAGACACTAGGGGGGTATCAGGGAGACACTGGGGTGGTGTCAGAGCTACACCCTAAGAAAAACAATATAACTAAAACAAATAACTATAAAACTTTAAGTCAGAAAAAATTAGCAGATACTTTCTTTGAACCATTCTGGGAATCTTATAGAAAGATACCTACTTCAATGCGTGTTGTATCACAATCTAAAAAGCTTGCAAAAGCAGAATTTAGTAAGTTAAGTAAAAAGACACAGGAAAAGATACTTGACTGCTTACAGGCCGATATAAGAGCTAGATCAAAGCAATTAAAAAATGATAACTTTACGCCACTCTTTCCTGATTGTTTCCGTTACTTGAAAAATGGGCAATTCGAGCAATATCTATTGACAGTATCTAAAAAACCCACTACATTGAGAAAACCCAAACTAAACACCCCTTTTTAACACCCCATGAAAAGCTATAAAAGAAGGCCCATTGATCGGGAAATTACTTTTAAAGCACCACATTATGAGTGCTATGCCTGTAATGATTCTGGAATAATTCACAACTCTGATGGACTAATAAACCAGCACTTGCCCGACTACGACATGAACGACTCAGGAAAGCGTTTTACTGGTCAGGATTTAGCTCTCATCTGCTACTGCTCCGCAGCTAATGGCAAATACGATATTGATGGTCAACTTATCTGCAAAGGTTACAGAACTGATGAAGGAATTATCAGAAACTTTGTTGGTGTAGATATTGACATTGATGTTGTAAGAGAGATCCATAACATAAGAAAAGAAGGCTGGGCAAAAACTACAAAGCTTATGAATAAAGTTATTCAACAAAACAACAAAAACGGAAACACAAAACTAATTAACTGCACTCCAGAAATACAAAAAGTAAAAGACCAACTAGCAAACTTTCAAATGAAATCACTATGAAAAACTACAAGTATCGTCCACATCTTTCTTCTAAATACAAACAGGCAAGAAATCAAATTGTTCTTTGCATGAGAAATGAAGGTTATTCATTACAAAAAATTGGTGACGTATTTAATGTGTCCAGAGAATACATAAGGCAAATCTTACAAAATGAATTTAATATTACAGGTTGTATTAAATTTGTTGCTGGGCAAGACGCTTTACATGATGAATATACTGTTCTTGATATTGCAAAAATGTTTGACACACCAACAAGCACAATCAACTTTTGGCTTATGAACAACTGGATTCCAAAACCTACTAGAACACTTGATAAATCAAAAAATCGAGGACTTGATAAAAAGTTTTGGAAAAAATTAGATATTGATAAATGGATACAGATTAGATTGAAATATTTAAAAATTCAACTTGAAAAATCTATTAAAAACAGAATGAGGTCTCCAGCACCATATAGTTTTAAACACCATAGAGTACAGCAGCTTTATAACATTTTACAGATGGCAAAAGCTGGTGATATAAAAAGTCTTACTCTTTACAAAAATGGTATTCCTGATGAAGTGATGCAAGAGTTTGATGATTTAATCAAGCCTATTCAATACACCCCAACAGACTATTCAAAATATATCAACATGAAAACCACTGAAGACTACAATAAAATGGGGTTGTTTGATGCTTGTAAAACCGAAAAAATTATAAATATTACAAATACAACCTTGAAAAGATACAAAAAAATTGGTGTCTTAAAAAAAGATGAACACTACATTGTAGGAGAGCATTATCATCATAGAACCATGTATTATCCAGAAAAAACTAAACAAGCAATTATTGATGCTGGTTATGACCAGAAATTAGCTGATGCACAAAAGAAAAGGTGGGCTAAAGCAAAATGAAAACCTACAAATCTGCTCTTGATGCAAAACTTGAAGAAGAAAACAAGTTTGATCAAAAATACCCAAATGGCTGCACTTATCAAGAATTAAAAAATTACAAATGGCCTGTCAGAAAACAATGGGGTAACTGGGTATTCAGATCTACTAATTTAGTATTACAACTGCTAGCAAAGCATGGTAATTGTGTTTATGAGATTGATTTAGAAAAAATAAATTCTACTGCTGAAATGCTTGATGTTATCTTTCAGCTTAATCACAAGCAAAGAAATCCTAATGGTATCTATGGAAGTCAAAGCCTTATTGAAGATTTGATTCAAGCCTTTGATGATATATTTCAACCTCAAAATAATTGCTGTTCTTGGGGTGATGAAAAAAAGTTTTCTGGATCTATACTTGCAAAAGCATACAGAAAAAAGCTAAGAAATGAAAAATAAAGACTTTGACAGCTTCAACAATGACCGCATCTTGGCCGCAAGAAAGCGTGTAATTGATCTTTTATACCTTATAGGAAGTTGGGAAGAGCAAAAACAACAGAAACAAAAACCATGACCCAAAAACCTCAATATCCAAAACATGAAATTTGGTTTGATGAAGAATCAAAAAAATATCTTATGGTATTTGATGGCCTAGATGGTGTACCTGTTCCTTTTAGCCTTGAATTAAGTGAAATTGGTGCTGAAACAATTAAAACTGCTTTTGTTAATACTCCAATTCATTTGGCAACTGGCAATTTTTGGGGTTACAAAGACTTCCCAGAAAATGAAGTTTTAGTAAATTGTGAACCACCAGAGCAAGAGTCTTGTCACATTTACTTAGCAAGTTATGATTTGTCCGCTTTGACTGCACTTGCAAAAATGCTTGCTGATTGTAGATGCTGGCAAGAACGAAAATACATTTATAATTCAACTAAATCGACAAAAACTAACGATTGACGCTACATTTAGAATATTAAAAACCATATTTCCATAGTGTCTAACGGCAGAACTAGCAAGAATGAGCATGAGTTCAGAGTGAACAAAGTTGCAAAGCTTTTGTCTGTTGGCACTGTTCGATCTGAAATAAGTCAGTTTGCATCAACTGAATGGGGTGTAAGTCAAAGATCAATAGACAGATATATTCAAGAGGCTACTGTGATCTTAAAACAAGACTTTGATATTGATAGGCGACAATTTACGGCTGAAGTATTAGCACAGTACGCATCACTGGCAAAAGAGGCTAGGAAATCAGGGCAGTTAACAGTAGCTTTAGGCTGTATAAATTCAATGGCAAAGGTCGGTCAGGTGATGTCTTGAGCATACTGAATAGAGAAGGTTCTGTATTAGATCATATAGGCAGTCATTACACTGACATTGATACTGGAGAGCTACTAGATAAGATCAGGGGTGATTTGCATGAGGCACAGCAACAGTTCTTTGATAATCAGACTGAAATTGTTGGGCTTTCTGCTGGATATGGTGCTGGTAAGACAAGAGCTTTGTGCAGTATGGCAGTCAAGCTTGCAGCCCAGAACATAGGATTTATTGGTGCGATCCTTGAGCCAACAAATGTTTTGATAAGAGACATATGGCAGACAGACTTTGAACAGTTCCTTGAACACTATGAAATACCTTATACCTTCAGAGCTTCACCACTTCCAGACTATACTTTGCATTTCCAAGAGGGAGACTCGAAGTTGCTTTGTAGGTCATTTGAAAATTACACTAGAATTATTGGTCTGAATCTCAGCCATGTACTTGTTGATGAAATAGATACAGTTTCACCAGCTATTTGTGATAAAGCATTTCCAAAGATACTTGGTAGGTTAAGGGCTGGTAATGTTCGCCAGTTTGCCGCAGCTAGTACACCAGAGGGATTTAGGTGGCTATATAACACCTTTGGTACTGATGAAGCGAAGGAAAGAAAAGATAGGCAGCTAATAAAAATGAGGACTCAGGACAATAAATTTTTGCCTGATGATTTCATAGAACGTATGCAAGCTAACTATGATCCATCAATGTTACAGGCATATCTCAATGGAGAGTTTGTCAATCTAACTACAGGTCAGGTATATGATCGCTTTACCAGAGAAAACAATGTCACCACTGTCAAACCTGATATTGGCCTTGAACCCTTGAGAATTGGATTGGATTTCAATATATCGAACATGAACTGCGTGATAGGTATTGTCCAAAATCAAAAATTGTTAATATTTGACGAAATAAGTGGCAGCCACGACACAGATAGCATTGCCCAAGAGATTAAAGCTAGATACCCTATGAATAAGATTTACATATACCCAGATGCAAGTGGAGGCAACAGAAGTACTAAC